CAGTTGTAGCGGGTACTAATCTATCAGGTGGTGGAACATCAGGGGATGTTACATTAAATCTAGCTGATGCTTCTACATCTGCTAAAGGTGCCGCATCATTTAGTTCAGATAACTTTGCTGCTAGTTCCGGTGCAATAACAGTTAAAGATGCTGGAATAGCGACAGCTGAATTACAAGACGATGCAGTAACCCAAGCTAAGATTGGTGATGATGCAGTAGGTGCAGATCAATTAGCATCTAGTGCTGTAGTAACTGCTTCTATAGTTGCTGATGCAGTGACCCAAGCCAAAATTGCAGATGATGCAGTTGGGGCAGACCAACTTGCAGCAAGCGCTGTAGTGACCGCTTCCATTGTAGATTCAAATGTTACAACTGCTAAAGTAGCAGACAATGCAATCACACTAGCCAAAATGGCATCAGGCACAGACGGAAATATTATTTCATATGACGCTTCAGGTAATCCAGTTGCGATAGCAACAGGGAGTTCAGGACAGGTTTTAACAAGTGGAGGTGCAGGAGCAGAACCATCTTTTCAAACACCTACAGTTGGAGACATTACAGCTGTTACAGCGGGTACAAATTTAACAGGCGGTGGGTCATCAGGTGATGTTACAATTAATTTAGCTGATGCTTCTACGTCTGCCAAAGGAGCTGCCTCATTTAGTTCAGACAACTTTGCCGCTAGTTCTGGAGCAATAACAATTAAAGACGCTGGAGTAGCAACTGCAGAAATACAAGATGATGCAATTACGTTAGCTAAAATGGCTTCAGGTACAGATGGAAATTTAATTACTTATGACACAAGTGGTAACCCTGCAGCGGTTGCTACAGGTAGTGCAGGACAAGTTTTAACAAGCGCAGGCGCTGGAGCAGTGCCAACTTTTCAAACTCCAACAGTTGGAGATATAACTGAAGTTACTGCAGGTAGTGGTATGACAGGAGGCGGATCTTCTGGAGACGTTACTTTAAATGTTATTGGCGGTACAGGTATTACAGCCAATGCTGATGATATCGCTATTGACTCTACTGTTGCAACATTAACCGGTGCACAAACTTTAACTAATAAATCTATTGTAGCAACTCAGCTTACAGGAACAGTTGCTAATGCAAGATTAGATGCTCAATTACAAGATGTAGCGGGTTTAGCTGTTACAAATGGAGGATTTATTGTAGGAGATGGTTCTAATTTTGTTTTAGAAACTGGTGCTACTGCTAGAACTTCTATAGGATTAGGAACAGCAAGTAATGTAGAATTTGAAGACACTCAATTAGATTCTCTTGGAGTAGGGACTGCAGCTTCCTCGACAACTGGGGAAATAAGAGCTACTAATGATGTTACTGCCTTCTATTCTTCTGATAAATCTTTAAAAGAAAATATTAAAAATATTGAAAATCCTTTAGAAAAAGTTAGCCAAATTAATGGTGTAACTTTTGATTGGACAGAGGACTATATTAAACAACACGGCGGTGAAGATAAATACTTTGTCAGAAAAAATGACGTAGGTGTTATTGCACAAGAAATAGAAAAAGTTTTACCTCAAGTTGTTGCAACAAGAGAAGATGGTATTAAAGCTGTTAAGTATGATAGAATTGTTGCTTTATTAATTGAATCTGTAAAAGAACTTAAAAAAGAAATAGAAGAACTTAAATCAGGAGCCTAATTAATGGCTTTCGGTAATAATTCATTTTCGGAAGCGGCTTTTGCTTCAGCCGGTCCTACCTCTGTTAATCTAGTTGGTTTTGGCCTTACAACAAATCTTAATTCTGTTTCTATAACAGGTACAACTGGAGCTAATGTTCCTGTTACAGGTTTTGATTTAACTGTTAATAATACAACTCAAATACAAGATACTTTAACGGCTTTTGCTCAAGCACCTTTTGCTACTGAAAGTCCTAATACAATTACTCCTCCAAATATTATTATAGACATCACATCTAATGCAGCTGCAACAGGTTTTGGTATGACTGCTAGTCTAGGTACAGTAATTACCACTGCGGATGCTTTAACTATTCCAACAGGTATTGCTATGACTGCAGCATTAGGAACTGCTGTAGGTTTTGGATTAACTACAGCTACTGTTACTGGACTTCCAATGACAGCTACTCTAGGAACTGCTTCAGGATTTACTGATGTTGTAACAGAGGATGTAACTGGTATTGCAATGAGCATTTCTTTAGGAAGCGTTTCTGCTTTTGCTAATTCAGATGTTTCAATTACTGGTATTGCAATGACAATGAATGAAGGCACTGCAATAGTTGTTGGACAAGGTACTGTTATTCCAACAGGTATTGCTATGACAGCTGCTCTTGGTACAGCTGTTTTAGATGCTAACACTTTGGTGGATTTAACTGGCAATCAATTAACTATGCAGGAAGGAACTGCAACAGCAACCGATTCATTAGCTATATTAACAGGATTTCAAATGACAATGGCTGAAGGAAGTGTACAAAACGTTATATGGACTCCAGTACCTACGGGATCTGCTCCTATTGATCCTCCAGGTTGGAGAGAAGTAGCTTGATTTTAAGCAAAAATAGAATAAAATTAAATATTAAGGAATTAAAATATGGCAAACTCAACATCAGCTAGTTTAAAATTAACAGTTCAAACAACCGGTGAAAACTCAGGTACATGGGGAGCTTTTACAAATAGTAACCTACTTGTATTAGAACAAGCTATTGGTGGATTTGCTGGTATTGCATTAAATGCAACAACAGGTGCAACTTTAACTTTTTCTAACGGTGTCGTGTCTAATGGTAAAAATCAAGTTATAAAATTGACAGGTGCTATAACTACAAATGTTAATGTCATTATACCTAATTCAATTGAAAAAACATACATAGTTGAAAATGCTACAGTTGGTGCTTTTACAGTAACTGTTAAAACCAGTTCTGGATCAGGTTTTACTTTTGGTGCAACTGAAAAAACTCGTGCTATTGTTTATTCAGATGGAACAAACATTGTAGAAGTAATTAATAATACAAGTCAGTTACAAGATTTGTCAGATATAGCAGTTGCTGATAGTAATTTTATTGTTGGTGACGGAACTAATTTTGTAGCCGAGTCTGGTGCTACCGCAAGGACTTCACTAGGTGTAGGAACAACAGATGATGTTCAGTTTGATTCTTTTGGAGTTGGAGCTGTTGCATCTGGAACAACTGGAGAAATAAGAGCAACAAACGATGTCACTGCTTTTTATTCTTCAGACGTTGCACTTAAAGAAAATATTACAAATATACCAAATCCATTAGAAGCTTTAAAAAAATTAAATGGAGTATTGTTTGATTGGAAAAAAGATTACATTGACCAAAGAGGTGGTGAAGATGGTTATTTTGTTAGAAAAAAAGATGTGGGAGTAATAGCACAAGAGGTAGAGAAAGTATTACCTGAGGCTGTTGCACAAAGAAAAGATGGTATAAAAGCTGTAAAATATGATAGACTTACATGTTTATTAATTGAAGCAGTTAAAGTATTAACTTATAAATTAGAAAATTTAATTGAGGAGAAAAAATAATGGCAGTCCCTACTACTAATGTCGGCATGTCAGACATTCAAACTGAATTTGGAGGATCTAACCCTATTTCCTTATCGGAATATTATGCGGGAGGACCTTTAGTTCCTGCAGGAACATCCTCTCCAGTTGCAGGGTCTATTCCAAGCTCAGGAGAAATTGCAGTCGGTGATTTTAGAGGAGCCGTTGCTGCAACATTTATTGTTGCTTCAGGTGGCACAGTAACGACAGATGGAGATTTTAAAATTCATAGATTTACAGGTCCAGGAACTTTTACAGTATCATCAGTGGGTAATCCCGCTGGTTCAGATGCCGTGGATTATACAGTAGTTGCTGGTGGTGGATCTGGTGGAAGAGGTCATGGCGGAGGAGGAGGATCCGGAGGATATAGAGCTACTGGTTATGGTCCAAGCCCACTCAGAGGTTCTGCCTTTTCAGTTTCAGCTCAAGGTTATCCAATTACAATTGGTGGTGGAGGAGCAGCACCTCCTTCAGTAGTGCCTCTTCAAAATGGTTCTAATGGTGTGGATTCAACTTTTTCAAGTATTACTTCTAATGGCGGTGGTTTAGGAGCAGGTTTTAACAATACCGGAGGATCTGGTGGTTCTGGAGGAGGATCTGGTTCAAACGCATCCAGTGGAGGAAGTGGAAATCAAGGTTCATTTAGTCCACCTGAAGGTAATAATGGTGGAGCTGGTTCTCCAGGTCCAAACCAAGCCGGCGGTGGCGGCGGTGGTGGTGGTGCAGGTGGTGCTGGATCAGTTGCTACAGGAACAATTTATCCTTTTCAAGGAGCAGACGGAGGAGCTGCTGGAGCAGGGGTTCCAAATACTATTTTTCCCCCCGTACCTGGTTATGGTGGCGGTGGTGGTGGAGGGAGTTATTTCTCTCCTGGAATAACACCTGGTGGAAGTTTTGGTGGAGGCCCTGG